GTGCAGTTGGGCGCTTCAACATTGTTTCGATGTTTGAAAGTGCTTCAGACATTTGTTCCGATTTTGCTTCGGCTTGCTGTAGCTTCTGGTTGACTGTCTCAAAACGGTCTAGGTCCGCTTCGATCTTTGCCAACTTTTCTTCTGTTACTGGGTCCGCTGAACCCTTCTTTTCGATTTCCGCTAGACGCGCATCATTGACAGATTTGAATTCTTCAAAAGCTGTCGCCATCGCGTCAACGGCTACTTTTACTTGATCTTCTGACATGAGAAGTTCCTTCCGTTGATTAGGATTTAAGGATATTTGTGAAGCGCGAAAGCGCATCAAGGACTTCAGGCGTTTCCTCTTTTACAGCATCCCGCTGTTCCAGTGCCACGGCGACCGCTGATGCGGCAACCTTTGCCTCGTTACGCGATAGGCTACCTGCATCCCGCAGAAGTTCCTCCCATTCACGAACGGTGCGTTCTGCCCCTTTCACCGCCTGAACCCGTGCGCGTGGGTTCATTGGAAATGTAACGGCAGAAATCTCCATAAGGTCAACTGATTTGAGATAACGGCGCTTGCCCTTCTCATCATAATCAACCCCTTTTGGGTCTACGCGATAGCCGATTGACAGCCCATCAAGCGCACCCATTTTCATTAGTTCATATACTTCGCGTCCGCGCTGTGTACCCATTGCCAAGCGACCTTTAACCTTTAGGCCACGGCGATCTTCTATGATCTCATCAAAGACGCCAATCGGCTCATCTTGACGGTGCTGATATAGCATCTTTACCGCCCTTGCGCCCTTCTTACCAATCGACTTTGCGAAAGCGCCCTCTACAACAACGTCATTCCCAAGGTCTTTATTGCCGAATATTGAGCCGTATCCCGTGAACACGCCCTTTTCTTCTTCGTCATGATGCGCCTTATATTCAAAAGCTATGTCTAGCGTTTCCGCTTTATGCTCTTGATCTTCGACCTGATCCTGTAGATCAACCTGTTCATCGCTCATTTTACTGCCCTCGAATTGGCTAATGCAGACCGCGACCCTCTGGCCCTGATCTGGGAACTCACTTGCTACCTTGTCATCGCCTATACAGCGGCTAACAAAATCATCTCTGCTTTCGCCCGAACTAGGCTTTGGCAATGGCATATATGCACCTCTACAGCATATTTTGCATGTAGCTTAGCATATAACACTATATTGGGTCAAAGGCTAGTATGCGATGTCTGGCGCAAGCCCCTCGGCCTCCATTTGGCCCAATGCGGCATATGCTGATATTTTTAAATCATCATCATCATCCAGATCAGCTATGGCATTTTTCAGACGAAAATATTCGATGTCCGATAACTGGACATGGGAACGCAGAGTTTCTTTTATCTGTTCTTTATTCACCTAGAACCTCATCAATCAATTCTATCATCTGTGGGTGGATCATGTCTTTTCGGTCAAATAGATACATAACCAAACTCTCAACGAAATATTCTTTTTCATTGCTCATGGCGTAGGTACTTGGGGACCAATGCTCTTTTTCCGATCTTGCGGTTGACTTCCAAAACGCGTCCAATCTCTTTTCAATAGGGGATGTCAGTGGCGCATAGTCCGCATCAAGACCCCTAATCTGATGAATGTGGTGTCCAAATTCGTGATACATCAACGAACGAACTTTATCCAATCCATCAGGGAAATATTCTTTTGTAGACCACGGCCTATCCTTGATGTCATCACCAATTCTATATGTGGCTATAAGCCCCGCCCCACGGTTTGCTGCGTCCCGCGCTTCTTTGTATTCCCTATAAAGCACCTGATAATTATCATCAGAAATCTCATAGGCCCGCCATAAACGCGCATATTCTTCACTCTGTCTGTACTCACTGAAGCGCACACCCGCTTCGCGCTGAGCCTCCATGAAATCATCTAAGTCCTCTTTTGGTCCACCTCTGGCCTTTCTAGCCTCGGTCATATCCGCTGAAATGTCATCAATATTACGGCGAACCCCCACAGTGACATATGCCTCAATCGCATCTTTCTGTAGGTTCATCACCCCACCGCCCATTGATCCATTAATGTTCTTGGACCTTGCGGACTGTATTCGTCTGAGATTTGGGACATTCGCTTTCTGGGCTAACTTAGAAAGTTCCACTGTGTGAACATAGCTAACCATTTCCACCGCCCTTTGGCTAAAGCTGCGCAAACCAGATTTACCAAGATCAGAACTTGACCTAATTCCCCTCCAATTCGTGCCTATATTGTCCCATTCATCCGCATACTCTACATCAATATGTCCCGCCTTGAGTGCTGCATCTAAATCTCTTGTGGCCTTGGCCTTACCGATTGCGGGCAACGTATCAGCCGTTACCGCCTTATCTCTAACAAAATTCGCAACTACTGTCGCAGGGATTTCGTCCAGTTGTGGTTGAACTTCCTCAATATCTGGAACCTCAACAGGGGTAGGTGCCTCATCGCCAAAGCTATCAAATAGCGCATCCTCATCTGTGAAATACAGCGCCAGACAGCGACAGTTGATGTTGTTCGCTGCGCCTCCAGAACCATCATGAGGATATTCCATTTCGATCTCTGCGCCCCTAAATCGAATAATGAACTTCTCATCTATCCCAACCTCCTGACCATTAGCCGCCGCATGATGATCGCGTGTGCGCCCGTCTGAGACACTTACCCAGCGCTTGCGCTGTGCTGGAAGGTTCAGTTCTTTTGTCGCTGTGTGCGTGGCGTAGGACGCCGCTGCATGGGTTTCTGTCCGCGCTATAGTTGCCGCCCTTGCGCGACCAACCGCGCCCCCTGTCTTTTGCTTGATCAGCTTGGCGATTGCATCAACGCCCTCACCCTCATTCTCTCCACTCTTGATAGCCTGTAGTATCTGGCGACCCGTAGTTGCCGTGATACCCCTGATCTTTTCCCCCGCAAATTGCTCGTAATACTGGAATACGAACTGAGAAAACCGCTCTTGCTTACGATTGTCATAGACCCGATCTGCAAATTTTTCGATGACTGCGGTGTAGTGAGCGCGAAACACTTGCTCTAGTTCACCCCTCATGGGCCTCATAGCGTTTGTAAAGCCCCCAGTTTGCTCGTACTCAGCCGCAGCCCTTTGGCCCACTTTCCTGAAAACCCCCATTAGGCGGCTTGTCATGGACTTCTCATAGCGTGTTCGCAGCCTGTTAACCTCTCTGATCTCTTTCGAGATAGATAAGCGGGTCCGACTAGCCTTTATAAATACAGGAAATGTCATGACTTTTTATACCATGTGAATTTTTTTTCGTCTAATTGCATTTTTTTTGTAATCATGGGGTTTACATGTGTAATCACATGGCTTACACATAGGGCATACCAAATGAAGGAAAACCATCATGGCATACGATCCAACACACGAATATGAGCATCACTATGAACCCGCTATTGCTGCGCGTAAAATGGCTAATGCTGCAAATACCAAGCGCAAAAACTGGATTGCAACCGATGATCGCGCACAAGAAATTATTGATTTCTTAGAAGGATACCCCTCAGAGCAAGACGCTGGTTTCTTCTGTGCAGTTCAGTATGGCATTACGCGCTATGGCAAACCTACTGACAAAATGCGCGATAAGATGGTTGCAATTTTAGACCAGCGCAAAGCGCAAGCTGCTGAATGGGCGGCTCAAGATGCCAAGTCATCATATATTGGTGAAGTAGGTATGCGCGGAAAATTTACTGTTACGGTAAAACATGTCGTTGAGTTACAGGGCATGTATGGCTTTTCATACATTAACATCTGCCGCGACCAGAACGGTAATGTTGTTATCTATAAAGGCTCTAATAGTTGGGACAAAGGGTCTGAAGTTTCTTGCATGGCAAAAGTAAAAGCGCATGAAGTGCGCGATGGCATTAAACAAACAATCATACAACGCCCAACTAAAGTTGTAATTAACGGGGCGTAAGCCCCACCATACCAAAAGAGGCAGGAACAATGACAAAAACAGATTACGCAATTCTCATCATCTTTGGAATTATTATGGTGATAGGGGGAATGAACATAGACAAGCTAATGATCATCTAAAAGGGAAGGGGGCCAAGCGGCCCCTTTCTTAGTTGCGCTTGAGCAATACCGAGAATGTCCCTGATACCGCATCAGTTCCCGACGATGTGACCGCCCGAACCTCAATATCATCTTTCTCACTTACCACTGTAGCCTTTGGCAAATCCTGTACAAACGCTGTGTTCTGAACCGTAGCCCGCGCTTTCGTGTTTATGATGCCCGCGTTCTTGCGAACGATCAAACGCCCGTCCAGATACTTGTTTGATGCTGATGCACCCGAACTAAAGGACCACTGCGTTATGTAACCTGTGAAGCCCGCAGGGACGGTGTAGACCGCCATTAGGGTTTGCCCCATGTCTGCGCTGATCTTTGCTACTGTGGTCCCGCCTATGGACAGTGTAATGTCGCCCGCGTTCACCTCACCAGAACCCGCCTGAGTAACGAACGCTCGGAACACGCGCATGAATGTGCTTGCTACTGTCGTGCTAGAAGTCCCATCCATGTCCACCTCAAGGGACTTAGGAAGCCAATTTTCATCTAGCCCCTGAATGGTGATCTTTTGTGCGCCCGTTCCATTAATATCATCCGCTGCGTCTGAACTGACCACTGACACGCTGCCCGCTGTGGATATATAGCCGTATATACCGCTGCCATCCCAAACAGTTTCCTCATCTGTGCTGATCGCAGAATTGAACCCGAACTTATAGATTGCGGGGCCATATGCACCCTTTGCGGCTTGTACTGAACCGATATTCATTCAATTACTCCGCTGCAATCTCGTAAGTGCCGTGCGACTTTTCAGTTTTTAGCGGATGTCCCTCTGGCAATAAGTCGGTGTCAAACTTGCCGCTGCGGAACTTTCCAGTGCGCACAGCGCGTAGGAAACCATTCACTCTGGCATAGGCCCACTGATCAGCACTATTGACGCTTGGACGGACGCTCTCAGGGTTTGTGCGGTATGCCCCCACCCCTCTGCGGAACACAGCCTCTAGCATGCGCTGTGTGACCCGCTTTCCCTTTTGATTGCCGAACTTGTCATTATGATCTTTGACCTTCTCGCCCAAACCTTTTTTGACCGCCGCGCTTACTTCCTCGGCTTTGATTTCGCCGTGATTGGGGCTGTCCCAGAAATCGTGATAATACGCTTCTAACTCTAGCGACTTATCGCGTTCGTCATTTAGTTGCTGAACCTTTCGCCGCGCCCACGCTTGTCCTTCGTCACCGCCCCAACCAAGCCATGCGATCAAGCCCGCAGAGGGCCAACCATTTTCGCCCCGACGAAAACCCTGCGCTTCCTTGTCCACCTCATGTCGTGCAAAGAAACTGTGCATACGGCGAACGGTTCTTGGGCTTAGGCGTTCTTTGTCGATCAACTGGTTCGCTCTAGCAACGCCCACTGGGGTCATGCCGCGCCCATATTCCTTGCGCAAGTCCAAGGCCCGCTGTGCATTTCTAGCCATTGCCGCCGTAGGTACTGTGTCCACATCGGCCTCTGCCTTGCCTTCCTCGGCCTCTGACCAACGGGCGCAGACATATTCCAAGCGGATATTTGCATCGAACAATTCGCAATAACCATCCTCGTTATGGATACAGTTACCGCAGTTCTTTTCGTCATCACCCATAGCATAGGCATCTGGCAGGGATGGAGGAACATCCTCGCCATCAGGGTAGAAGTCTAGCTTGGTTTCTGAACCATAAGCAGACTTACCCGCCTCCTCTGGATCAATCCCCTCATCTTCTGCAACCTCTGGGCCACCAAGCGGGAATAGATTAGCTGCAATAAAGACCTCATCACCACCACTGATTGGTTCCAGACCCAAGCGCTCCCGCGCTTCTTTGCGGCTAATAATGCCCTCTCTGACCG